AATCTCTGGACTCTTCTATCTGAAAGATTCCTGCATAACTGCTTATTAATCCATTGTCATTTTTATATGCTGAAAATGTCACACTGGATGGTAAAAGTGTTTTTCCGTCTTTCTGTTTTCTCATAACAAGAGAACTGGTCTGGATATTATAAGAGATCCCTATCTTGCCATCCTTTGATTTACTGACGGAAAAACGTTTTCGGATCCATACTCCATTGTTCTTTATTAACAGGAGTTTTCCATTGATCGTAAGAACTTTTCCGCTTAGCATGAGGGCTTTGGATTCCAGACCATATTGAGCTTCGATATCTACGTAACCATCATCAGTTGTCATGTCCGTTACCTGGTAAGTACGCGTTCTGGCATTCCAGGTGCCAGCGATTCCCTCAGATGCGGTTACATTAATAGCATCAATATGATCCGAAACATCTGTATCTCCCAGATATATCCGCATCGTTGTATGGCAGTTGGTGTAATCTCCCCCTGTTCCATCCGGATTGGTATGGACTACATGTGCATCATTGTCCAGTAATGCTCCGACTGCATCCAGGGTGCTGATACCAGACAATGTATCCAGCGCTTTTCTGGCTGCATCTGCCGCCGCATCT